ATGAATATTGGTTTCGTTAGTGCTGTTTTTGAACCAACTTCTCCGATGCTTAGAGATATTTTAATTCGTACTTTCAACGAGCTTTTGGAGCAGTGGGAAATACCTTATGAGTTTCGAGTATCGCCTTTGCCTGAATACAAATTAATTTTTGAAGAAGGAAATCATACGATTTTGCTTAGAACGATCCTGACTTATCAGCGTTTAAGAGGTCAGAACTTATGTGCCGTTGGCTTTGATGAAGCAGATACAGTAGGTCAGTACGATGCAGAGCAAGCTCAAACAATGGCACTTGCCAGATTGAGATCAGGCAATGTTCAGCAGTTTTATGTTTCTACTACTCCAGAAGGATATGGATATTGCTTTAAAACTTTTGAAAAGGAAGCAAAACCTGATACTGCTTTAATTCGTGGAAGAACAATGGATAATCCATTCCTTCCAGAAGGCTTTATTGATTCGTTAAAAGAGAATTATCCACCTCAATTGATAGCCGCTTATCTTGAAGGGCAATTTACAAATCTAACAACAGGACAAGTCTATGATCGTTTCTCAAGAGACATTCATGTAAAAGATAAATTGCCTAATTATGAAGATGAAGTTTTGCGTTGTGGTATTGATTTCAACATCCAGAATACAAATTGCGTCATAGCGGTGCGGGACGGAAACAAGCTCGTCATAATTGATGAAATTGTGAAAGCTCACGACACTGACGCATTAGCGAAAGAGTTGGTTAGACGCTATCCAAGAAGAAAAATTCTTGTCTATCCAGACGCATCAGGAGGGAACCGTTCAACAAATGCAACACGCACCGATATATCCATACTCGAAAGTTATGGGTTCACGAATCAAAGTCACAAATCGAATCCAGCAATCAAAGATAGAGTCTCGTCTGTTCAAGCTCTTTTATGTAACGGCAAAGGAGAATCAAGGTTGGAGATTAGCTCCAGTTGCAGAGCCTTAATTGAGACTCTTGAGTTACAATCATGGGATGAGAAAACGGGTGATCCCGACAAGCAAAATGGGTATGATCACATGAATGATGCACTTGGGTATGTTATCTGGAGAGAGTTCAATCCTTTATATGCTCGATCAGGAAGAGGAACGGGTATTAGAATTTATTAGCTTTTATCTATAAACTGTTTACATAGTGTCGAGGTTTAATCGTGTATAGCGGCTATCAGCATTACAACCGAGAAAAAGCCGCCGCAGGTGTGACGGTAGAAGACCCATGTTTTGCTTGGCAGAATATGGAACCGCATTGGATTTTAAGTGAAGATTTACAAAGCGGAACTTTTGGTATTAGGAAAAAGCACAGGAGATATTTACCTCAAGAACCAAGAGAATTAGATGATCAATATGACAATCGTTTAGCTCGTTCTGTTGTCCCTCCATATCTGCAACGCATTGAGAAAATGTTGGGTGGAATGTTAGTTAGAAAGCCTGTTCGTTTGAATGATGTTGGTGATGTCATAAGAGAGCAGTTGTTTGATGTTGATCTACAAGGAAACGATCTGAATGTATGGACTTATGAAACAGCACGATTAGCAGTTAGATATGGACACGTTGGAGTTTTAGTTGATGCTCCTGCTGCTGGTGCAAAAGGCCGCCCATATTGGGTAACTTATACCCCTAGAGAGATTCTTGGTTGGAGGACAGAAATTATTGATGGGATGCAGAAATTTACACAGCTAAGGCTTTTAGAAAAAGTATTTGAAGCAGATGGTGATTATGGAGAGAAAGAAGTTGAGCAGGTAAGAGTATTAACGCCAGGAGCTTTTGAGATCCACCGCAAAAACGAAAAGAGTGGTGAATATGATTTATATGAAGAAGGGACAACATCATTAACAAATATTCCTTTTTCTGTTGCCTATGCAAACAGGGTGAACTTTATGGAGTCACGCCCTCCGATGGAGGATATAGCAGAATTAAATTTAAAGGCATATCAAATTCAATCTGACTTAGATAACCAGCTTCATATCAGTGCTGTTCCGATGTTGGCCTTCTTTGGCTTCCCTCAATCAAGTGAAGAAGTAAGTGCTGGGCCAGGAGAAGCAATTGCCTTTCCTGCCGAAGGTAAAGCTGAATATATTGAGCCAGATGGTAAAAGCTTTAATGCACAATTTGAGCGTTTAGACCGCCTTGAAAAGCAAATAAATAATCTGGGGTTAGCGGCTGTGTTAGGACAAAAATTATCCGCAGAAACAGCAGAGTCAAAACGAATAGACCGATCTCAAGGAGACTCAACAATGATGGTCGTTGCACAGCAGATGCAGGATATGATTGATAACTGTCTTCTGTTCCATGCGAATTATTTAGGAAGCAACGAAGCTGGAAGTAGTTTTGTAAATCGTGACTTCTTAGCAGCTCGTCTTGATCCGCAAGAGATAGGAAGTTTGCTGCAACTTTATACTGCTGGCACGATCACGCAAGAAACCTTATTAAAACAGTTAGAAGAAGGGGAGGTGTTAGGAGACGAATTTGATATAGAGCAAGAGTTGGAATCTACTCAGATGGGCGGTTTAATTGATATGGAGCAACCGCAAGAAGAAGTAACAGAAGAAATGCCTGAAGAAGTTGATGAATAATGCCAACACAAGTACCTGCTGGTGAAGGTGTTCCAAGTGTTTTCTATCGGAACGCTATAGATCTAAATCGTTTTAGTAATGGCATTGCAAGAAAGATTGCTAGAGAAAATGTTTTTGTAATTATCAAAGCTTCTAAGCAATTGCAAAAAATTGATGAATCAAAAGGGCCATCTTATAGAGCAGCAAGGTTAAGATCATTAATCAAGCAAACAAAAGATTCTTTAAGTAAGTGGCAGCAAGAAAGCGTTGATGTTTTGATTAAGGATTTAGAAGGGGTTGCAAAACTTCAGACGGGTTTTGTTGAGGATCAAATAAAAAAAGCATTGCCGTCAGGAATGAGAAAAGAAATTGTAAAAGAGATTGGTTATTCTGTTCAGTCTGTTGCTGTTAGCCCTGGTTTCGCTAAGGCAGTTGTTACTAATGAACCGACAGATATAAGTTTTGCAGCAGCAGCTCGATCACAGCAAAGGAAAGCAGGAGCAGGTGTTTTTAATTTGACAGCAAAACAAGGAGCAGAACTGACGCTCCCTAATGGAGACACTGTAAAAAAAGCATTTAGAGGTTTAGCTTCACAGCAAGCAAATCGTTTTAATCAAATCGTTCGTACAGGTCTTTTATCTGGAGAACCTACACAAGATATTGCAAGGCAATTAGTTGGCACTTTGGATTTTGGAGATAAGGCAAAGACACTAAAGCAATTAGGGCAAGCTGGAGGAGAAGCCACGAAGATGGCAACGCATCAAATCAATACGATTGTTAGAACAAGTGTTAATCAGGTTTCTAATGCAGCTAGTCAAAGTGTTTATAAGGCTAATAAGAGGGTCACAAAGGAATATCGTTATCTCTCAACTTTAGATTCAAAGACTTCTCCTGTTTGCAGAAATTTGGACGGTCAAATCTTTGAGTATGGGAAGGGACCAGAACCACCGCAGCATTTCAATTGTAGATCTACAACTGTTCCTGTTATTGATTACAAAGGCAATGGTTGGCCAGCTCCACCGTCTGTAACCACAGCTAAGAGAGCAAGTGCTGATGGCCCTGTACCTGCTAATACAACTTATGGAAAATGGTTATATGACAAGAGGAAAGCAGGAACAAAATTTACTCCTGGACCAGAACAGATAAAAGTTTTAGGAACTCAAAAGGCGAAATATTTTAATCGGTTATCGAATAAGTATGGACCAGATGAAGCAATGAAAAAGTTTATGCGTGAGGATAATAGTGAAACAAGCTTGGCAACATTACAAAAGAGATATGGCAGGCCAGAAGACATAAAACCAAGGAAGAAAAAGACAGCTCCGAAGGCAAAAGTAATTCCTGTGAAAACTTTATCTACTACAAAAGCAACAACAGATACATGGCAACCAACTTCTGATTTTAAAGAAGCAATTAAAAGAGGCGAGTCTATGACTAAAGGTAGATTTGAAAAAACTCAAGGTTTATCTACAAAATATAAAAAAGCTTTTACAGAATATCAAGAAGCTCAAGAAAAGTATTTTACATACCGTTTTGATGATGTTTACAAGGCTGGTGTGACGTATGACGAAGCAGCACAAATCTATAAAAAAGAAAACATTGCTAGAAAAGCAAAATGGTTAAGTAAAAAAGAAACAATGCAGAAAATAGAAAAACAAGGAGCGAAAGAAATGGCTGTTTTAAGGAAAGAGCTGTTAAAAACTAATGTTTCTAATAATTCAATAAAAGAAAGTCTTGATAAAATACCTTTTGTGAATAAAACGAAAGAATTACAATTAGGAGTTAGAAAAGATATAGAAGAATTTGCAAAAATGTTTAATGGTGGAGGTGTAACTATAAAACCAGAAAGATTATCAAGTGGCGGCCAAATAACAAAAGTAAAACTTGGAACAAGTAGGGCATACAACTCGTTAGGAGAAATATTAGTTCCTTTTGGAGATCCTACTAATGTCGCTAAAACATTAAAAGCAAAGCAAACTATTTTCCATGAAGTTGGTCATTCTTTAGAAAAAATTACAAACAAAAACTTAAATATGTCTGTTGGATGGAGATCTTCAAGGGTTACAAGCAATATTCCAACTAAAGCAAAGACAAAAGTAAAAAGAGCCTGGACGTTAAAAGAAAAAGTTTTACCAGATGAGTTTATAGATCCTTATGTTGGTAGACCTTATTATCAGTTTGGGGTTGATAGAGCTACGGAGGTAGTAAGTATGGGAGTAGAGCATTTTGCTACTCCTGAGTTAATGTTTAGGTTATATACTATTGATCCAGACCATTTTCACATGATTTTATCCTTAACAAGGAATGTCTATTAATGCCATTAAGAATTGAATTAAAACTGGGAAATGAGATTGCTTTTGCTGAAATGGCAAAATCACCAGATTTCGTTGCATGGTCAGGTAACGAGGATCTTGTGGAAGATGCTTTGTTTTCATTGAACTTTAGTTATGGTGCTGTTGGTCATAATTTTGTAACTGGAATAGAAACAACAGGGCTTGATCTTGCAACAGCTTTAGTTCATAGATATGGCCAAGACAACGTAAATGTTTTGCAGGGAGTTGATATTTTAAAAAAAGAAGAAAAAGAAATTGCTACTATTGAAAAAGAAGGAGCAACTTGATGGCAAAGAAGAAAAAGAAGGGCAAAGGCAAGAAGAAAGGTTATTGTTAGACTGCCTTAACAGCCTTATGGGTTTTTATGTCTGAAGAAAAGAATCAGGAGCCTATGGCTACTGACGCTCCTATGGAGAATCAAGAAAATGAAAAGCTTAAAAGAGAAATTGAAAGCTTACAAAAGAAAAATTATGAGTTAATTGGAAAGATGCAAAAAAAGGAACTGATGGAAGTTCCTGATGATTACAAAGAACTTGTTGAATTTAAACGTAATGCTGAACAAGCTGAACTTGAGAAACAAGGAAAGTACACCGAAGCAAGAACAAAGCTTGAGGAACAATTCAGAGAACGATCAGCCGAAAAGGATAAAAAAATTACAGAACTTGAAACAAAATTGCGAGAGCTGGAACTTGTTTCCCCCGCCGTACAAGCCTTGGCGGAAGTAGTCCATGATCCTAGTTTGGTATTAAATAACTTCTTACCAAAGGACAAAATTGAAGTTGATAATGGAACACCTGTTGTTGTTGATGGATATGAAAGAACGCCTGTTAGTGAGTGGGCAAAAGGGAAGTTGCCTGATTACATTTTGAAGCAACCAAAGCCCCAAGGTGGTGGTGCTCCTACTGGTAGGGCTAGCGGAAGTGAAGTGCCTGCTGGCACTAAGAATCCATTTGCTGCTGAAACTTATAACATTACTGAGCAGATGAGGATTTATAGAACAGACCGAGATTTATATGATCGTTTGAAAAATCAAGTTAAACGCTAATATAATTAGATAAGGCGGAGTTATGCCGAGCCGAATGGGTTATGCCCACATCGTAAAACCAATTTTTAGGTAATTTTTATGGCCACCGTAAGGTCGGACGTAATCATTCCTGAGGTCTTTACGCCGTACGTTATTGAGCAGACAACTCAGCGTGATGCCTTTTTGGCAAGCGGTGTGGTTCAGCCAATGGCCGAGCTAAATGCAACCGAAGGTGGTGATTTCGTAAACGTACCCTTCTGGAAAGCAAACCTTTCTGGAGATTTTGAGGTACTAACAGATAGCAGTTCATTGACACCTGGAAAGATTCAGGCTGATAAGCAAATCGGCGTGATTCTTCACAGAGGTCGTGCTTTTGAATCAAGAGACTTAGCTGCTTTAGCTGCTGGTTCTGATCCAATGGCTGCTATCGGATCAAAGTTAGCTGCTTACATCGCAAACCAAAGACAGAAAGATTTACTTTCTGCTCTATCTGGAGTTTTTGGTTCTATCAATGCAAATGACAGCAACTCTGCTTTATTTGCTAACTGTATTGATTCAGAGAGTGGTGATACTCCAACAGGTTTAAGCCCTAAGCACGTTGCTAAAGCAAAATCAATCCTTGGAGATGCAGGAGATCAGCTAACTGCTGTTTGTATGCACTCAAAGGTTTACTACGATTTAGTTGAGCGTAAGCTTGTTGATTATGTCGTAGCTGCTGACACAAATGCTGGTGCAACTGCATCTGGTGGTTCTATTGTTGCTGCTTACGGTAGCAATGGTTCTGTTCCTACCTATTGCGGTTTAAGAGTTATCGTTTCTGATGACGTAGCAACAACAGGCTCAGGTGCTTCTACTGAGTATTCAACTTACTTCTTCACTGCTGGAGCTGTAGCTTCTGGTGAGCAAGCGGGTCTAACTACTGAGACAGATAGAGACATCCTTGCAAAGAGTGATGCTCTTTCATTAGATGCTCATTACTGCTATCACCCTGTTGGAACTAAGTGGGCAGTAACAACTGTTAACCCAACAAGAGCACAGCTTGAAACCGTAGCCAACTGGTCGAAGGTATACGAAACAAAGAATATTGGAATCGTGAGAGCGACCAATGTTTCTGCTCAGGATTAGAGGTAAATTATGACTTCTCAATTTGAGGTAACTGCTGGTAAGGGCATCGGCCCTACCACAGGTGGAACTGTTACTCAAGCGACTAACAAAACAACTGGAGTCACACTCAATACTGAGTCAGGCCAGATCACAATGAACAACGCTGCTCTTGGTGACGGAGCAGAAGCCACTTTCACAGTTACTAATGACCGTGTAGCTGCAACTGATGTTCCTCATGCCATACATGGCTCTGCTGGAACTGCTGGTGCATACACAGTTAATGTTTCTGCTGTAGCGGCTGGTTCTTTTAAAGTTACTGTTGGAAATGTTTCTGGTGGTTCTTTAAGTCAAGCGATTGTCATTAACTTTGTACTCTTAAAGGGTGCATCTAGCTAATGGGAATGTTCGCATTTAGGCGAGCGAAGGAAAGGGAGGCTGCCGCACAGGTGGCCTCTACTCCTGTTAAGCCAAAGCCCAAAAAAAAGCGTAAACCTAAAGTTTCTTCTAATGGCAATAACGATAGTAGCGACAGCAGGAGCAGCTAACGCAAACAGTTATTTAACTCTGTCTGATACGCAAGATTTAATTGATGGTCTTGTAGAGGATGATGATGTTGCTGCATGGGCATCTGCTACAACTGATCAAAAAAATAGAGCTTTATATTCGGCAACCCAGCGGATTGACCGTGAAAGATTTTTAGGTGCAAGGGCAACAGATACTCAGGCGTTGCAATGGCCTCGAACAGGAGTA